TTTATATACAGAGTATAATTTTTTCTTTCGGATTCTTGATTATTGAGTATTTGAATTATTTCTGCTGTTACTGCACTTTCAGACCCTTTTATTTTTTTAAATTTTAAAGAGTTAAAATATAAAGATATTGGTAATCCATTAAATGTTGGCTCAATTTCAACTGCGTAAATTGGATTTTCATATGCCAAAGTTCCAGGAATTACTATTTCACCATCCTTAAAAAATTTTTTACCTAGTTGTTCAACTTGATTTTGTAATATTGATTGAGATGTAGTTAACTCCCTAGCTTGAACTGGAAGACCCGGTTTAAAAAGAACCCTATAATACTCTTTATCTTTATCAAAATCATCAAAATAAGGAGATACGTTGAAATTAGTTTCCTGTGGCATGACTTTTTAAAATTGCAAAATAACTTTAATATCTTCTTTTTGATTTTGAGACCTAGTTATGGGAGGTCTATTATCAATATAAATTAAATCTCCGGAAAATTTTTCTACTTCGGGATTTGCCAAACCGTTTACAAAAGATTGTCCAAGATAATATGTCCTATTATTTATTGTAGTAGTTATACCTGGATTTAACACATTTCCGAATGTAGTGTCTATTGGGGCGGCATCCCCATTTGCATTTACAATATCAATATTTCCCCCAATAAGTGGAGATGCTGTAAATTTTAAAACATTATATCCATAAATTGATGATATTTGAGATCCATCATAATCATATCCATAACTTGCCCTATCTTGCCAATATTTTAATATTCCAGTTGTTTTATCATATGAGATTACTCTTCCAGTGGCTGTAGAACCAACTCCTACAGTTTGAAAAATATAACTATCGGGTGAAAATGAGATATCTTGAAATCCTGTTCCAATTTTAATAGCAGATACGGCACTTGCTTTGTCTCTAGACAAAATTTCATTTGTTCCGTAAGATTTTGGATTTGCAATTATTCCAATTTGAGATATTTCATTTCAAATCTTGAATATATTAATAAACTAGTAGCTCCAAGTTCTCTGTAAATATCAAAACCATGTCCACCCTTTGGAGGAATAACCACTTCAAATTTTGGTAATCTTGTTATTCCAGTTGTGGGAAAAGAACTATTCTCAAGATCTATACTTGCAAATGAATATCCTCTTCCACCGTTTGCAATTGTTATGCTTTCGACTCTTTGATCATTATTAATTATAATAGTTGCTTCTGCACCACTTCCATCACCCTTTATTGGTATTCTGTTATAAACTTGGTTAGGAAGTCCCAATACCTCCCCCCTATCTTTAATTATAATAGTTTTTAATTGACCACTTTCGGAAGCATTCTCTCGGATTGTAGCAACATCAATATTCGTATTCCAATCCCTTGGCACTGGAATATATTGAGTGGATTCAAATTTTATAACATCTGCAGGTGATATTGTATATAAGTATTTCCAAATATAACCATCATCACTATTTCCGGCAGTTCTTGGCTCTAAATCAGTAAATCTTGGTTCATCTAAAGATGGTTTTCCATTTGGGTTTTCTGGATTTTCTCCATTTTCTAAACAAATATAAACTCTATAATCATATAAACTAGTGGAGGAAGATTGATTCGATAGATTATCTCTATCTATATTATTTCTATATCTATCATATATCACTCCAGAAATCCAATCTATTTTTCTTATGACCTGTTTGACATCACTACTATTAATTCTTTTTAGCGATATCATATTATCCCAAGCTAAATTTTCTTGGTCAAAACTATCTTTAGGAGATGGTGGGTTTACATCCCAATTTTCATCATAATTAAATGGATTTGGCAATCCAACAAAAGTATAATATGAATTTGAAGGATTGATGACATCCGACAAAAAATTCTTCGCATTCAATATTCTTAACTGATCAGTAATAATTGCTGCCATTGGTATTGTTTTTTATATGTATTTATTAATTATTTGGAGTGTATCCTAATGCCTTTAACTTGTTTTCTCTAATAACTGATGCTGATGTTGAAAGACCAGAAATTCCATTTTTATAATAATTAAATTCTTTCAATTCATTTCTCTTCAAATCACTTAATCTTCCCCAAGAAAAATCACCAATATATTGTCCGTATATGTAGTTTGGATTCCCACCAATCGATCCTATATTTCCACCACTAGCAACATCAAGACCATTGTAAGAAATAACTGGGACAATAACTCTTATAATTTCTGTTCTTCCTAAACCAACAGTTAGTCCTGGAACTTCCGTAATAGCTACTCCAACTGAATCCACATTGTAAATTCCATCCAAATAAGAATTTCCAATAGAAATTACACTGCCATCATAAACATCTAAAGAAGATATTCCAAAAGCAGAATTGCCAATATTACTGTTACTAATCCTAAAGTAGTATCCAGGAAGTATGCCACTTTTATCAATTGGGATTCCATAAGTAGATTCTCTGAGATACGAATTCTCTGGAATATATAATTCAAATACAAAATTTGTATTAAATCCAACTGTTGATGTTGTTCCTATTCCAGTAACCCATCCAAAATCACCTTCATAAGTTACACGATCAATCTTCTCATAGAATATTGTTGGGGGACCAACATGTACCTTAGGAGCATTAGTGGTGGTATATCCATAACCAGGATTGTCTATTTGAACGGAAGAAATGGATCCGAATGAATCAATGGAACATGTTATTTCGGCTCGTTCATTTGTTGTTGTGCCAATTCCGGTAAATGCAGGATACGATACCGTTATATCGGGTGGACTGGAATACCCAAGACCTCCATCTACTAAATTAACTGAAGAAATTCTTAAATTATTTCCTAATGAAATAGATACTTCAGCTTGTCTTATAGCATCATTTGAAACTATGACAATGCTTCTTTGGGGATTTTTTAAAATTCCAATTGGTGGATATTCATCATCGCTATCAAAAAATATTTTTGCACTTTCTACAAATATCGATTCTGTACTACCTATTCCTACACTTTTAATAATTTGAGTTTTTGGATATATTTCCGGTTCGTAGATTAATCTGGATTTCCCCACAACATTGCCATCAATAATCTTATCGTACAATTGCTTGCACCATGTAACAGGTCTACTTAAAGTTGTATCATTAGTGACACCAATATCTTGATAAACATTTGTTTCAATAATATCAGTAGCAATTATATCTGTTACTGTTCTTGGTGTTTGTTGCAATGATAGTAAATTGGAATTTAAAGTTACGTTATCTCCTATCTTTATAGTTTCAAGTATATCAACATTTCTTGTATCAACTTCTTTGGTTCCATAATAAAAGAGAATTACACATTTATCTCCTTGCTTTGGAGGTTCTAAAAATGTTATAATACTTCCACCACTAAAGGTATATGATTGATTAGGAACTTGGTAAATATCATTTATGAATACAATTAGATTATATTGAAGTTCTAAAGTTGATCCAGGTCTTGCTCTTAATGTAGTTTGCAACCCTCCAATTTTCAATGGAAATTCTGATCTTTTTCCATTAAATAATCTATCAAAACTATCAAAAACAACCAATTCTCCAAAAACATATCCAGAAAATGAATCTGTAAATGTTTCATCAATTATTACCTGGAACTCATCAAAGGAAGAATTTCTTTCAAGATCAAAAACGGATACAACTCCAGATGTACCTATCCCTGTAGTGGTAAATGAATCATATTGAGAACCAACAACTAGTGAGGTTCCATTTGGGGATAATTTGACAGAAGTTCCAAAATTATCATTCAAATCTCTAGCATAAAATCCGGTCTGTATTCCAATATTTGCATAATCGGACCCAAGATAATTTTCAGTAATGCGTTCATACAAATAAACAACTCCACTTGAATCTGCAAGTCCTGGATACTCATCTTCCATTGTTCCAATAGCAATTAGTTTTCCGTCGCTCGTCATGGAAATTGAAGATCCAAAATTGTCATTAACATTATTTGAATATAAACCATTAAGAATTTGTATAATATAATATTGATTTTCAATTTTTTCATAAACATATACAGTTCCAGAATTGGTTCCGCCTATAATACTATTATCATTAATTGCACCAATGGCCAATATGTTGCCATTATCATTAATCTCAACTGAATATCCAAATGATGTAGGTTGGATTATATTATTTGGATTTGGAGCAGTTATTATACCAACTTGAGTCCAATTTGATGCTATATTTTGATATACATACACTATACCCTCGGATCCATTAATTTCATCATTTGGTGCTCCACATATTAAAAATTCACCATTAGAACTTAATGCAATTGAACTACCAAAGTTATCTCCACTATCATAAGAATAAAGTCCAGTTATAATTCCTACGGTATTAAATCCAATTGTTGGACCGTCTTCTCTTTGATAAACATACACTATTCCACTAGAAGTGCTTGGATCTAGAGTTGGATCTTCATCTCCAATAGCAGAAACTGCTATTATATTTCCATCATAACTTGTATCAACCTGCCATCCAAATGTATCAAATCCCCCAAATGCATAAGCACCAGTAATAATTCCAACATTTGTAAATGTAGGACCCGAAGATCTATCAAAAATATATACAAGACCGCTTGATCCAGAATTGCCGGGGTATTCATCAAATGGAGCACCAACAATAATTTTTGTTCCATCTCCACTCATGGCAACAGAATATCCAAAGTTATCGTCGGCATTTGATGCATATAATCCAGTTAGAATTCCAACTTGACTATATCCAATCCCAACTCTATCAAAAAGATAAACTAATCCGGATGAAGATCCTGAGTTTGGATCTTCATCATATGGTGAACCAACAGCTATAAAATTTCCATCATCACTTGTAGACACTGAAAAACCAAATCGATCATTAAATGTCGATAAAGATCCTGTAAATATTCCTATTTCATTAGTAATATCTTTGACGACCAAGGAACTAAATGTTGGTATACCGGTTATTCCACCAGTTTCTATGGTTAATAGTTCACCTTGTCCATACGAACTTCCGAGAGATTTTAATTCAAATTGACTAATGCTTCCATTGTTTGAAACTACAATATCGCATTTAGCATAACTTCCTATACCTAAAGAAGATTCATTGCTGTAGATTAAATCGAGATCAAAATAAGATTTAGGATCATCTATTATAAGATCTAATGG